ACATGAAATGGTACATTTATATCAAATGCAAAACTTAGGAGATAGTGGTACCCACAATGACCTATTCTGGTCGTTTGAACCTAAAGTACAAAAGATTGGTTTAAGATTATAAAACTTTATTATATTATGTTTAATAGTGAGAAGAATTATATAGATGAGTGGTTAAAGAAACAAATTAAAAATGGTGTTTCTATAATCAATGATGTGTTAGAAGGCAAAAAAGATAAAGTTGTTTATTACACAGGTCATTTACACAAAGATATCCTAGACAATTTTCCAGGCAAGACTAGTAAGAAAATATTTAAAAGTTATAGAGTGCTTTTAGATAACAAGACTCTTGCATTTACACAAAAGAGATTTAGCGAACATGGTTATGAATATATGGTGAGGAGGGTGCATGAAGTTAAATAAAAAACACAAAGAACTAATTAAAGGTTTAATCAAAGGCAAAGGTTATTTTAAAACACCTAGAGTACGTAAAGACGTAAACGATAAAATGCTTGATGTTTTATTACCTTTGTACATGAAAGGTGTATTAATATTTCAAAGAGAATACAATGTGCCTTTTATAGGTCCAGCAAATGAACATAAGGTGACTCATAAACATTATGTGATCACTACACAAAGAGATACAAAGAATCTACGAAAAATGCTAAAACATGGAGAAGTGAATGATTAAAAAAATCAAAGAAGATAAACCTAAGAAACTTATACCAATGTGGAAGAAAATAGTATATTCAATACTAGTATTAGTATTAGTTTTTATAAGTGGTTCGTTTTATCCTAATCCTTACACATTACATAAAACGAAAAAATCAGTAGAGGCATATTACACAGAATGGGCAAATAAATTAGGTCTACAAGAACCTAGTATGGAATATGAAAATGATGTGCAGTTTGTCAAGGCATTAAGTAAGTGTATTGATTATATAAACTTTACAACACCTAGAATGGAGAGAGTGCCTTATGAAATGATTATGGGTCAGGCAGCATTAGAGTCTGCTTGGGGTACAAGTAGATTTGCAATAGAGGGTAATAACTTATTTGGTATTAGAACATGGGGCGATCACCCTGGTATGTTGCCAAAAGGTTTTCCTAAATCTAACCCATGGCAAGTTAGAGTCTTTCCTAGTAAATGTGCAAGTGTTAAAGAGTATGTAAGAATATTAAATAATCATCCTGCATATGAAGAGTTTAGAAAGTTAAGAACTAAACAATTGGTTATGAATAATAACATGGACGCAATTGCTTTGATTAAAACATTAACAAAATTTTCAACTACACCTGATTATGCCGAAAGGGTAATTAGAATAATTGAAAGAGTTAGAAAACTAGAGAATACGGTTGCAACAGATAAGGCAGTAAATGAACCTAAGAAAAAAGTGCCACCTAAAGAAAAGGTTTCTAACATTGTTTTACCAAAAGATAAACCAGAGGAGATTAAATGACATTAGGATTTGGATTAGGAATGATGTTGTTTTCGTCTAGTATCTGTATTGTGGGTGCTTTCGCTTTATTATATCTCTACGATAAACACAAAAAAGAAGAAGAGCGAAAACAAAAAGAAAAAGAAGAGAGACCACATACTTACTATGGCGATGACACCGTTTGAAAAAGAAAAACGAAGGAGATTTTTAGTGACATTATCTAAAATGAAATTAAAGAAGAAATACAAGGTAGATAGAGCAGACTACCAAGATGTTGCAGATTGTATTAGAAGCGATCAAGTACCTGCTGCTCATATCGCAGAATATTTTAACGATAAAGTATTCTATAAATGGTATAAAAAGAAATATCTATAACATAAATATTATAATGTTTTTAACACTACTAACATTTATATCAGCAATTGCTATCTCATTAATAGCAGCTGGGTATTCTATACTAGGTTTAGCAACACTATTTGCTGGTGCTGCTGTACCTATTATTGCAATGGGTTCGGCATTAGAAGTAGGTAAGTTAGTTGCTGCCTCATGGTTGTATCATAACTGGCGCTCAGACATACCTAAATCATTAAAGGCATATCTATTTACAGCAATCATAGTTTTAATTTTTATAACGTCTGTGGGTATCTTTGGGTTTCTATCAAAGGCACATTTAGATCAGGTCAAACCTACAGCAGGCAACCAAGAACAAATATTACTAATAGATAAAAAGATTAAACAAGAAGAGTTAATTATAGAACGAGCAGAGAGAACGCTTAATCAATTAGATAAAGCACTTGATGTTTATATTGACAAAGAATATGTTAGTAGGGGATTAAAAGAGCGAAAGAAACAAAAAGAAGAACGAGACCTGTTGAATAAATCAATAAACGAAGCAATGGAAAAAATAGCGGAGTTGAACAATGCCAAATCGTCAATAACCATAGAACAATTAAAATTAGAAGCGGATGTGGGTCCATTAAAGTATGTCGCTGAGTTGATTTATGGTGATAATGCAAAAGATCATTTTGACTCTGCCGTTAGAATAATCATACTAATACTTATATTTGTTTTTGACCCACTTGCAGTATTATTATTGATTGCTGCTAATATATCATTAAGACAATGGAAGATGAAAAGAAATCTAACTAAACAAAATGATGAAAAAAAACAAGCAGATAGATTAAAAAGATTAGAAAAGAAAACTAAAAATCTTAAAAAAAAAGATAGAGACTTTAGAAAATTATTGTCAACAGATATTAACGAATTAAATCCTGATGAGATAAAATTAAAACTTAATCAAATATATGATTGGAATGATAAGAAGTGATGACAAATGATTATACAACCTGCCAAAGATAAACTATTACCACATTTAGTTGTAGATGATTTTTATGACAAATACTTATTAGAAGGTGTTTGGAAAGAATTAGATTTTTATTCTCATACACAAATGCAATCTGTACATGAAAATACTACAGCGATAATTGATGGTAAATTTGTAGGCGATAAGATGTCAATACCTATGATTGATGTTTATACACAATCGGGTGCTACAAGGTCACTAATATTTAAAGCAACAGAATTATTTAAACATAAAGATATACACGATGGTTTAAAAGAAGCATTTAGTGAATCACCTTATGACCTGTATAGATATTTTAGTATTACAAATTATAGCGACACATTAATATCCTATTATGAAGATAAACATTATTACAAACCACATATTGATTCGTCTCATTTTACGATTTTAATATGGTTGTATAAAACACCTAAGAACTTTTTTGGTGGTAATTTAAATCTACACACTAAACAAAATGAGAGAGAACCATATTCATCTATTGAGATAAAAAATAATAGAATGGTTATTATACCTAGTTTTTATTCACATGGCGTTGATGAACTTAAAGTCATAGATGATTCTCGTAAAGACAAATGGGGTAGATATGCCATTACACATTTTCTAGGATATGACGAAAAAAGACGACAAAATCAATGAAAAAAACGCTTGACAAGATAAAGGATTTGTTATACAATAATAGATATATGAGAACAACAGAAGATATAAAGGTTCATATTCCGATTGAGGTTAGACGCTTAGACGCATTAGCAAGTGCTTGTAAGAAAGCACAAAGCGATGACTTCAAGGCATTGTGGTATCATAAAATGATGGACCTTGCAAAAAAATATAAACTTGTAAAATACGTAACCGACAAATTGATACACTAATGAGCGAACAACCACAATTATTTGAGACCGAAGATCAATATGGTAATGATATTATACAAGGTCCTAAATTAGTAAAGAAAAAATTAACAACAACAGAAGCGATGATTGATCCTAAAAATCCACACACCGTAGGCAAAAGTTTATGGAATCTAGGCAATCATACACTTGCAATATGTTTTATTATGTGTATTGCATTTGTTGTATATGCGAGTTATAAATGAATATATTTTATTTAGATAGAGACCCAGTAAAAGCAGCAGAGATGTCGTGTGATAAGCACGTAATTAAAATGATATTAGAATCTGCTCAAATGCTTTGTACTGCTAAAAGAGTTTTAGATGGTACGCCATATGAAGATAAAACTAAAAATGGTCGTAAAATAAAAAGATGGCGATTAGATAATTCTAATGAAGAGGCAATCATATACAAAGCAGGTTGGTTAAGACACCCTAGTACACAATGGGTTATGAAGTCTGCTTATAATTACAGATGGTTATATAACCATATGATGGCACTAAATGAAGAGTACAAAAAAAGATACAACAAAGATGTTGACCACGTATCAATATCAAAACTAAAAGACTTATTAAAAGAACCACCTAAGAATGCTAATCTAAATGCAATAGGTACAGATGCCACACCAGCAATGCCTGATGAATGTATCGTACCAGGTGATAGTGTTGCTAGTTATCGTAAATATTACATAATGAAAAAGAATAGATTTGCTACATGGAAATCACCTGCTGTAATACCTCAATGGTATTCAGAGGGATTAGAGAAATTTAAAGAGGAAGAAAACATATAAATAAAGTTATGCACGAAACAATATCAAAATTTGTAAATGCAAATATTCATTGGCTGAATTTCGTACAGGCATCTCATTGGCAAACTAAAAGTTATGCTGAACATGAGGCACTAGGCGAACACTATACAAAATTTAATGAATTAAATGATAGGTTTGTAGAAACCTATCAAGGTGATAATGCCAGAATATCTTTTAACAGCGAATATGTTCCCAACGTGGCGAACTATGTTGATCCTGAAACTGATGAATTTGCAAATCGGATCAACAAAACAAAAGATCGTATTGTAGAATTATCCAGAGAACTAGACTCAATTGATCTTTTAAGCATACTAGAGGATATGCTAGAGGCTGTTAATCAATTAAAGTATCACTTGACTTTAAAATAAATGCCATCATATACATTTGAGAATAAAAAAACTGGTAAAGTTTGGACTGATATTATGACCATTGATGAAATGGAAAAGTATCTAAAGAAAAATAAAAATGTTAGACAAATTATTACAAGTATTAATATTGTTGCAGGTGTTAGCGGTATGTCATATAGAAGTGACAAAGGGTGGAACGAAACATTAAGTAAGATTGCAGAAAAACACCCACAAAGTAAACTAGCACAGGACATGGGAACTAAAAGTACAAAACAAATTAAAACAGAACAAGTGATGGCAAAACATAGAAAAAAATGGGCAAGTAAAAGAAATGCAAAATCTAAATAATAAAGTACAGAGCGAGCAACTGAAAAACAACGGTCGTATACCAGAGTCTAATAGGTCAATCCGCTCATTGTACAATCACACAAAGGGCAGGAATGTCCTTAATAAGATAATCCTGCCCGCTGTAGTTGGATTATTATTAACAGGATGTTCAGAATTTGCTTTACTAACATCTGGTGCTGGCATTGCCGTTAATAACAATGCCTATGTAAAAGCATACAACGGGATTGATTTCGCAACAACGATTAAAACAAATAAGTCTATTAAAACACACGCCTATGAGAACGTAAAGAAATCAATTGAGACAGCAAAAGAAATAAAAAAAATCACGCAAGAGCAATTAGAATTACAAAACGAACTTAAACATTTAAAAATGAAAAAGGAGGTAGAAAACTATGAGCAATGATATACCTGATTTTATGAGAGAGTTTGATACAAGCGTTGACTTTGGTTTTACTCCTGTGTCAAGTAAACCTTCAGAAAGCAAATCAACACCTGCTGTTGATACAAAAGCATTAGAGGGTACGAACATTGAATTAGCAAAAGTTAAATCGGATGTTTCATCAATTAAATCTATGATGAACGAAGTTATGCAGATTGTGTCCGAAAAAGAAACCGTGAATAAAGAGATAGAAGACGCAGATGTAAAAAAACGATTTAAAGAAATTGAGAAAGTTGTATTGCCGTTTTTATATAACTTATCAAAGTCAAACGAGCCGTATATTCATTGGCCTAATAGAGGTCCTATTATTAAGGCACAAATGGATAAACTGCTAAAACTTACAAGGGGATAATATGTTAGAGATCAAAACACATCATAAAGATTTAAAACGAGAAGTGAATAAAGTTGAGTCAAAAAGAAATATTGACAGATCAAATAAATCATGGTACGATTTAAGAACCTTGAAGAAAATTAAACTAAATGCAAAGGATAAACTATATGCGATTAAGCAAAAACTTCACTCTTAAAGAGTTAATTAAGAGCGACACAGCGGTTCGTAAGGGTATTAATAATAACCCTAACGAGGATCATATAGAGTCTTTAGAGCGCTTATGTACTAATATTTTACAACCAGTACGGGATCACTTCGGTAAAGTAGTTTCTGTATCATCTGGCTTTAGGTCAGGTGAGTTGTGTATTGCCATAGGTTCATCTTTAAACTCACAGCACGCTGACGGCCAAGCAGCCGACTTCGAAATATTCGGAGTTTCTAACAGAGAGGTTGCCGACTGGATAGTTGACAATCTAAACTTTGATCAATGTATATTGGAGTTTCACAAACCAGAAGAACCTAATTCTGGCTGGGTTCATTGTTCCTATAAGAATGATGAAGAAAATAGACGAGAATATTTAAGAGCGTTTAGAGACGCAAATGGTAGAACCGTCTATCAAAAAGAATACTCTAAATCAAAAGGTCCAAGTAAAGACGATATAAACAATTCATTAATAGGTGAATAACGCTTGACAATATAACAGAATTGTTATATAATAATAGTATGAAGGATAATTATGGCATTTAATCATGTAAAACTTGACGAGAGTCACCTTCCTAAATCATTAGGAGTAAAAGGTAAAAATTTAGAGGGCATAAGATATTACACCATTGATGGTGTTAATATGCCCTCTGTGACATCAATTCTAGGTTCTATACCAGAACGAAAAGCAAAAATAGAAGCATGGCGACAATCAGTTGGCGAAAAGATGGCGAACTACATTTCTGTATCTGCCACCAACAGAGGTAAATCTACTCACAAACTTATTGAAAATCATTTAAATAATGCAGATGATAAGAATGTAGGTGTGACCGCTGTGACAGCATTAGGTCTGTTTAGAATTATAAAACCATATCTTGCAAGACTAGATAATATTCATTGTTTAGAAGAGTATCTATATTCAAAAGAATTAGGAGTTGCAGGACAAGTGGATTGTGTCGTCT